TTTGACTTGCAGATACCTCTAATTCAGCAATTTTACTGTTAAACAAATTGCTCATTTTGGTTCGGAAATCGTAATTCTCTGCGTCATAGTTTTGTAAGTTCACATATACAACAAATATAAGCATTACCCATAAAAGTACTTCTAAACCCAATACAACCGTTTTTTGAACAGGAGAAGGAGATGATTCAGAACCTTCATTACCTAAAAGAAAAAAAATACCCACATAAATGGCAATGACAATAAACAACAATATCACAAAAGATACCTTTGTGTTTTTCAAGGCCTCGTATATTAAGTTTTCGCTCGTATTTGGAATGTATGATGCTTCGTTTACACTGACATTAAAAGATGTATCGCTTGACATATACTATATATGGACAAAATATAATTTCAATTCATATTTCGCCTATATATCAAACAATAATTCTTGTTACACATCAACTTCTGTGAGGAGATTTCTCGGACTTGGTTATCATTATACACATACCATTTGTTATTCTTATTTTTTATAAAAGAGAAATAATGACCACCATACACATTGCCACTGTGATTGATAATACCGAACAGACTATAGGATGTTACAATCCGATTCTTACGATCATCGTGTACAAAAGAAGCCATATCAATATGATTCAAGTCATATTGAATAATTCGCTGATTCTTCTTCAAATTGTAATTCCATCGTTTCAACTGTATAATCAAATACTTTGGACAACAATACAAGGAGTATTTTTTGACAACATCTTTATAACAGTTTTCTTTATCATCGAAATATTGATTGTCGTTCTCCTTATTCATAACTTCATCCGCAAAATGATGTTTTAAACACTCTTCTACCGTTGTACTTGATAAAGCAACGTCTAGCATATAAAAATTTTCATATTTAGAAGATAAAACTTTCGACGTTTTACAATCAACAATGTCCATTTTACAATAAATACCAAATAAAGCATCTATAATGGAATAATTATTTTTGTGATAATCCTGAAGATATTGAATAAAACCAGAAGACCGTTTAATACCTGAACTCAAATATTCTTGTATTTGAAATGTAAACAATTGTTGAACATCTGGAGCAATCTTCAAAGCGTCATGAAAAATACTCAACAAAAAATAAACAAACTCGGTCGAATCATTTTGATCAAATGCCATAAATAAGCTGTTTTTTTTGTTTTTTGACATCTTCTGGATGACTCCAATAAAACGATTTGGAGATATGATACAGTTTTTAGACCACATTAAAGTATGTAGGCCTTTCCATTCTTCTAAAAAAACAACACTTATGTCTTTTTGAATACCCTCTTTGTTTGTTTGAAAAAAAATGTTGATATATTCATTCAATTCATACACATGACTGATGATCTGTAAACTACTATTGATATAACACGTATTTCCAAGGTTTACAAGACCCGTAAGTCCACGGTTTTCATAACTACACATATATCATTCACCCCATTTGTATTTAAATAAATATTTCATATTAAATATATGGATCCCTTTACACCGCATCAACGTTTTAGGAATCATTATTCGTACTCTCGAAATCAACGAAGACCGCCTTCTCATCATCTTTTAAGGACTCATTTTGAAAACATTCAAATGCTTGCTACTATCATACAGGACTCACACTCCCTACTTCTACAAGATCGAATATTTCCACCTACACCACCCCCATCTCGAGGTCCTACATACTTGGTTCAAATGGATTCCTTGTTTTCAAATACGAATCCTTCACCTCCAGTTGACATTTCTTATACCTCTCAAACAATTGATGCTTCGGACACTTTGTTTTCTACTTCGGCAGATATTATACATTGTAATGAATATCGTTTTATTTCAAATCCTATCAATGAGATGTGTCCTATTACACGGGAATCATTTTATTTAAATCAACCGGTTTCCATGATAAGACAATGTAGACATATTTTTAATAAAGAAGCATTACAAATATGGCTGCGATCAAACTCAACATGCCCTACGTGTCGGGCATCGATTCATGGGTAGACTCTTCTTCTTTTTCAATTAAAGATATAATATTTGGAAACAAATGTCGGGATTCTTCTTCGTGTAAACACGTAAATACTTGATCATCATTCAAACACAAATAAAGTGATTTTACGGGATTATAATATTGTTTAAACACTCTGAAAAACAAGAGAAATACATTTGTACTATTTTGAACAATTGTAAATTCCAACTTTTGTTTTAAAACCGTATGATGATTGTGAAATACAAGAGCAAAATCCGATAAAAGCGTGAAATTGGAAGGAATCAATAACTTTTCAATATTGAAGATGAAATATACTTTCTTGATTTTTTCATCGTATAAAGTCTTGATAATTGTGTCGATTTTTTGAGTAAAGGCAACCAAACGCAACTCGGTCATAGGTTGACCATTTGCCGTAAAACGATAGATTAGTTTCTTGCGATCAATGATTGGTTCAAAATCAATGAAAGACTGAATCGACATAATATACTTTAAGAAATCAATACTTTATATATTTTTTAATTAAACGAAATTATTCCTCTTTGTCTTGTAAAAAGTTATTTACCAATAAGGTTCCATTTTTATTTTTGATTCCGCCTACCATTTTGGTGGTTTCGTATATTTCGCGAATCAGTTCATTTGGAGCATTCGAACCATATCGAATTAAATTATTTTTTTTCAAATAATTCTTTACGGTTTTCAAATTAGTATTTTTCCATTTTGATTTATGATCTTCAACATTTCGTCGAATGATATTATTCTTTAAAAATATTCCGACCTTTTTACACGTTTTGTTTTTTCCTACGGTAAACCTTTTCTTTATTTCCACGTTCAATGTATTATCGATTGGTTTTGATTCTACTACAGGAGGTGTTTGAATATTCGTCCATTCCCGAAATGTCGGTTTGGAAGTATGCTTCATATTGCTATATGGTGGAGGTTCGAGTATAGATGATGGTTGGAGCATATCTTGGGGTACGGGTACGGGCGCAGGTACGGGTGCTGCCACGGGTACGGGTGCTGCCACGGGTACGGGTGCTGCCACAGGTACGGGCGCAGAAATAGGAGTATGATTTAACTGTACGACTTGTTCCTCGGGTAAAAATGCACCCATGGATACATGTTGCTCCGTCTTGTTTCTTTTATTCCTTAATTTTTCCATAAAATCCGGATTGACTTTTTTTGAAGTATCGCAAGGAATCTGCCTTTGTTTTTTGGATTTGTTTTTTTTGTATTCTTTCAATTTCTTCAACAATAATTCTTTTACGTTATCTGGTTTTACTTGTATCAAATGCTTCTTTTTTTCCGTATTTCTTCTCTGTTTTGCCCCTTTTGATTTATTTCCCCCAGAAGAAGACAAGGACAAAAGGGATGGATCCATCGATATCGTTTTTTTTTCCATTTATATTAAAAAATATATTTGTTTCCATTTTTTGACCCATAACAAAAAAATTGATTTGAATAGAACATAAAGATTTCACCGCATAATTATAGTAATCATGGACTTTAAGGACAATGACGCTTGGAAAGTGATTGAGACCTACTTTGAAAATCAACATTTGCAGCAATTGGTCAAACACCAAGTTGAATCATACAATGATTTTATTCAAAATCAAATGAAGAAAACCATTGAAATGTTCAATCCGCTGGTCATTCGTTCTTCTCAAGATTACATCAAAACATATAAAAAATATAGATTACAGGTTGTGATTCATTTTGAAAATCTGTCATTGTTCCGCCCGGAAATTCACGAAAATAATGGGGCCACAAAACTCATGTTTCCCAATGACGCACGATTAAGAAACTTTACCTATACCTCCAATATGACACTTGATCTGAACATTGAATATATCATTTGGAATGGCGAACATATGGAACACGAAGAGCGGAAAAACATCAAATTACCCAAGATACAATTTGGAAAAATACCTATCATGCTTAAATCCTGTATTTGTACTCTCAATCAATATAATTTTCTACATCAAGACCAAGTCGACGAATGTAAACTGGATCCGGGGGGATATTTCATCATCAATGGTTCTGAAAAAACATGCTTGGGTCAAGAAAAAGCCGCAGATAATAAAATATACGTATTCAAAAGTAAAAAAAACAATAAGTGGAGTCATACCGCAGAAATGAGATGCGTTCCGTATTGGAAGGTTATCTCTCCAAAACAAGTCTATATGATGATTTCTTCCAAGCAAGAAAAATCTGGCTATTCCATTTATATCACGATTCCAAAATTGAAAAAACCGATTCCCTTGTTCATATTGTTTCGTGCTTTGGGAGTGACAACAGATAAAGAAATATGCAAATACATTCTTCTTGATTTAAAAAATGATAAGAGTAAAAAAGTGCTTCGATTCTTAAAAGGATGTATGGAGTCCACACATGATTGTATTGAACAACAAGATTGTATTCAATATATGAAATCCTGTGTCATTTATACACCGATCAATATGACGCACGAAGAAGGGGAAAAAAAGAAAATTGACTTTACCCATGATATCCTGAATTACGATTTATTTCCAAATTGTCAAACAGCAAAAGAAAAGATTTATTTACTTGGATTTATGGCAAATCGCTTACTATCTTGTCGACTTGGATATACAAAACCAGATGATCGCGATTCCTATGAAAACAAACGTATTGAACTTACGGGCTGTTTACTAAACAACCTATTTCGAAACTATTTTAACAAAGTCATCAAAGATATTCAAAAACTCGTCGTTCGGGAAATCAATAACGGATCTTGGAAGTCCACGGAGGATTACTTGAACATCATTAATTTAACGAATATCTATAAGATCGTAAAATCATCTACGATTGAAAACGGCTTGAAACGAGCTTTATCCACTGGAGATTTTGGAATAAAACAGCTCAATTCCAACAAAGTCGGCGTAGCTCAAGTATTAAATCGACTTACTTATGCATCTACTCTAAGTCATCTTCGACGAATCAATACACCGATTGATAAGAGCGGAAAACTGGTGGAACCCCGGAAATTACACAACAGCACATGGGGGTTTTTGTGTCCCGCCGAAACCCCAGAAGGTCAATCCGTTGGAGTGGTGAAAAATATTTCCTATATGACTGGTATTACCGGTTATAGTGATTCGAATTGTATCTATGATTACATTATAGACCATATTACCAATTTGAACGATCCATCGAAAGACATTGACTATTTTCACGATAAGGTTAAGGTCATATTCAATGGTCGCTGGTTAGGTATTACCGAAAATCCGTTGGAACTATATTTGAATCTAAAAGATAAAAAATACAAAGGATTTATTCATATTTATACGTCGATTACCTTCAATATTAATGAAAAAAGCATATATATCTACAACGATTCAGGAAGACTTGTGCGTCCAGTATTTAAAGTGAAACAAAATCGATTGTTGATGACTCATGATATTCTTTCTAAACTAAAATCCAAAACATTACAATGGAATGATCTATTGATTAGTCATAAGCTTCCAGAATCCGTCATTGAATATATTGATAGTGAAGAACAAAAGTTTGGTATGATTGCTATGAAATCTTCGGCACTTGATACGAAATATCAATATACCCATTGCGAAATACACCCTAGTACAATATTTGGTGTGTTGGCGTCGTGTATTCCATTTCCAGAACACAATCAATCCCCGAGAAACACCTATCAATGTGCCATGGGAAAACAAGCCATTGGTATTTACGCTTCGAATTTCAATAAACGCATGGATAAAACTGCGTATATTTTGAACTCGCCCATGAAACCACTTGTGGAAACACGAGTCATGAATATGCTGCACATGAATAAACTTTCTTCGGGAAATCAGGTCATTGTTGCGATTATGACGCATAGTGGATTCAATCAAGAAGATAGTATATTATTCAATCAGGCATCCGTAGACCGCGGGTTGTTTCATTCAACCATTTATCACACGGAAAAAGACGAAGACAAAAAAATCAACGGTGAGGAAGAAATACGGACAAAACCAAATAAAGCCATTACAAAAAGCATCAAGTTTGGAAATTATGATAAATTGACAAGTCAAGGAATTATTCCTCAAGATACATTAATTGAAGATAAAGATATCATTATGGGGAAAATGATTGCGATTAAAGGTCATAAAAATGATAACAACAAAATGATTAAATATGATGACTGTAGTCGCAGTTATAAGACACACGAAGAGTGCTATGTGGATAAAAACTATGTGAATCGCAATGGGGATGGATATACCTTTTGTAAGGTGAAAATCCGCGCCTATCGAGTTCCTAAAATTGGTAACAAGTTTTCAAGTCGACATGGTCAAAAAGGAACCATTGGACACATTATCAAAGAAGACGACATGCCATTTACAAAAGATGGTTTACGACCCGATTTGATTATCAATCCTCATGCCATTCCATCTCGAATGACAATTGCTCAATTAAAAGAAACTATATTAGGTAAAATTCTTCTCGAATTGGGGTTGTGTGGAGACGGGACTAGTTTCGGTGATTTAAGTGTAAAGACAATATGTAACGAATTGCAAAAACAAGGATTTGAATCCAATGGAAATGAATTGTTGTATGATGGAAAATCAGGAGAGCAAATCCAAAGTTCAATCTTCATCGGTCCGGTGTTCTATCAGTGTTTGAAGCATATGGTGGCCGATAAACAACACAGCCGGTGTATTGGCCCCATGGTCAACTTGACCCGCCAGCCCGCAGAAGGTAGAAGTCGTGATGGTGGTCTTCGATTTGGAGAAATGGAGCGGGATTGTATGATCTCACACGGGGCATCTCGGTTTACACAAGATCGAATCTATGATTGCTCTGACAAATACAGTGTACATGTGTGTAATCAATGTGGATTAATTGTTCCTTATAACCAACAAGAAAAAATACATTTGTGTAGTGTATGTGAAAATCGAGCTGACTTTTCCTACGTCAAAATACCATATAGTTGTAAACTATTGTTTCACGAATTGATTGCCATGAATGTTGTACCACGAATGATTGCGCATTAAGTAAGATTTGATATAGATTTGTTCAGAATGATATTTTTTTTACATCTGGAGGGAAACATGACTAGCTTTATCTGTATCTGTAGATGTTGATGGTTCTTCTACGATAATTTGCACGGGAGGAACTTCATAAGGATTTTTTATATCTACTTGATATTCTGTATCTTTTTTATCCGAAAGATATGGAGCACATAGGATCCCACAACAACACGCCGTTAGGGAACAACAACACGCGAGACCCAACGTACAGATAAAAGGAAGCATCACCATCCACCACGGCCAATTGGAAATTGTGCCTGTTTTGGTAAGTTTGAGAATAATGAATACAATTTGTACGACACCCACCGCACCGATTCCAGATTTAGACTGAGTATTGTCGTTTGCCATAACAGAGATGAGAATGAGATAATGTAATGATTATTCATTTAGAATCAATTTTAAAATTGAATGCAACACTTCGTGATCTATCGTGAATACAAGATAATGATATTTCTATATCAACTTCCACCCTTATACAAGGGTCAAATTATAAAACGCCCCAGTGCATCTTGTCGTTCTCCTTATGTTGCTGATGTAGCCATGGAAGGATATGGAGAAATACAAATGGTTCATGCTCCATCTTTGGGGTGTAGTGGATATGCGGATGCTTCTCAATGGGTATGGATGACCAAACACGAGAATCCAAAGTTATGTACCCATGTTATTCATTTGGCCGAACGGAATGAAAAAGGGGAAACGTATTGCGTCGGTATTCACCCTAAAAGTGCGGAGAAAATTGTGAATTTATGTCTAGAAAAGGGGTGTATCTTTTCTTTGGATCACGTCTCAAACATAGAAAGGGAAAAAACGTTTCTACACTCACGATTTGATTTTGTGTGTAGAGACAAAGAAAACCGTTTCACAATTATAGAAGTAAAAAATGTGCCGTGTGCGGACTATGAAGATCTAGATTATAAAGAACGGAAACACAAGGACTTTTCGCATCGAAGAGTCAATACCAAGGTTGCCTATTTTCCCGATGGATACCGCAAAAAAAAGAGCGATCCAGTGAGTCCTCGTGCATTGAAACATATTCAAGAATTAAAAGAACTCAAACAAGAACATCCTGACTACCGATGTGTTCTTATATTTGTCATCCAGCGCCCCGATGTTGCTTATTTCCAAGCATCCGTAGTAGATCCATTATATAAGAAATCCCTCTATAATGCATTTCGCGCCGGAGTAGAGGTGATTCCTATTCAAGTCTCATGGAATCAATGTGGACAGTGTCACTACCATAACACTTTACCCTATTCTTATTTCTCAAGATAGTATAATGACAACCAAGAAAAAAATATCGTGCTGTAATCATAGTACTCGTCATAAACAATGCGTCTCTATTACAGGAAAATCGTTTTCTTTACCGCGCAAATTCTCCAAGACAAAATGTAAACGCCCCCGAGGATTTACCATGAAATCTTCGTGTGCTCCTTATAAGGGATGTTTTAAGAAAAAGAGAAGAAAAACAAAAAATAAATACTCATAGTAGAACCATCCTTCGCATGTTTTCGTCCAGTCTTTGTTATTTTTTACTTCATTTTCCCAAAACGCCTTATATGTATGACATTGTAAGATACCCATCTCGTCTTTTACAAATACGTCCTCATTATTCCCTGTATGATTACGACAAATCACATGACGTATTTCATTATAATACAAAATACCGTCGGTTGTTCAAGGAAAAGTATTACAAACACGGGCTTGTCGACAATCATCACATTTTTCCGAAACAGTTCCAACATCATCCATTGATGCAAGAGTTTCATGTGGATGTGGCATGCAGCAAAAACATCATGTTTCTCCCCAATCGTTCCGCAAGGTACTTCTTGAACGACCCATCCCTCATCTACCATAACGCCCACCCAAAATATAACTCCTATGTGGAAAAACAATTGCAAATGATTTCTCAACATAGAGACAAAGAATCAAGACATTATCAGTTGTCTCTCTTTTTCATGTACTTACAACAAGGATTAGAGACAAATGATTCCTTTTTGAAGGGTATGTTTAAGGTTTGATATATCGATAATAGATATGCCCCCCAATACTCACCATGGTATCAAGAATCAATACAGAGACAAAATATAGATTGCGATTGTAAATCAAATAACTGGCAGTTAAAAATAAGATGCCGTGTAGGGGTCGGAACGCATCCCACCAAATACTTTGCCCAAACGCGCCTTTTTTGCGATACTTGGACATATAATGATACAGTGAACCTGTACCTAATATAAAGTATAATCCTGAAAACAATAAAGATATATTGATATTTTCATAAATCAAGGAAAGGTAGGTCATATAAATTATTACACAACGCACCAAAATACAAATCAAAAAATAAAAGGATAGGGTCATTCTATATTATATTTGTTTCATATAATATTTAAACAAATCATAAATTATAGTGTCAAATAAATGCTCGGTCCAAACATTCGCCGCCTTACTCCCGAACTACTCAAAAAAAGCCCCTATCATTTCAATGTACTGTATCAATACAACAACCACTTGTTTGTTTCCATGACTCCTAAGACATTGGATCCTTGGAAAGATATCCCCGACTACGATTTAGAAGCCAATCCACACCTCATTCCTGCTCATAACACAACTGTAGCTTTACTTTCTTCTTCTCGTTCTCCTCGCTCATAAAGACATACAACGAAAACAAATGACAACTATACTCCTCCAGATCTTGAAGCAACGTAATATACGTCGTCAAGTTCAACTCTCGAATATACACCATATACTGATATTTCCCGTCCCCTTCTTTCTTTATTTTATCAAACACATATCCTTCGTACATGATATCCCTTCCCATTTGCTTATTTGTCTCATATTGTTGATAAATACGACACTTGGATTGAATCTTACGAATGGCTCGCGACGACACGTTGATACACTCCATACTTTCCGAAGTGGTCCACTTTTGATAAAATGCTTTTGCGGACACGCTAATTGGACATACTCCTAGTAGTTCCATTATCGCAATGTTGTTCAACACATCCACCAATCGCCGTATGGGAGATGTCGCCTGTACATAATGATCCATTTTTTTATGTGTAATGGACTGATACACCATATCATCGTGGTAGGTACAGTAGTTTGACGCATTGGTTTTCAATATACAAATGTGATGATACACATCTTGGGGTATAGACGATTGAATGAGAGATGCATCTTGATTTGTCTCTTGAAACAATGTTTTAAAGACTCCTTTTTTATACGACGCCAAAGTCGTTGCGACGTAATGATTAAAATGAAGCATGAGACGACTCACAATTTGCTTGGGGTGCTGTACATTCAATACTCTACATATATGTTGAACGTGGATCGAGTTGGAATCCATATTTTCATATCCCATGTTTTTTCGTATGTAGGCTTTGCATACTTTCAATTCTTGTTTGCGGATTTCGTTGTGCTCGTCGTAATACACATCCAATACGTAGCATAGTTTGTTTTCCTTCTCCCGCAAACTACATAAAGAATCCACCAATATTGGGGGAAGCATGGTGCGCTTGCGGTCGGGTAAATAAATGGTGGAAATGCGGTTGCTAAACGACTCCCACAACTCCAAGTGTTCCATGATCAACGCCACATTGGATATGTAAATACTGATTTTGTGCTTCTCGGGGTGATACGACAACGCGTCATCGTAATCATTGCTGTGTATCGAATCCAAGGTGAAGATATAATAATCCGATTTGGTGCGCTCTTCCAAGGAATACTTATCCGTAATCTTCTGAATGATCTCCTCGCTACTTTGATTGTGTAGCTTCTTTTTTGCTTCTTTCGTAAAGGCTTGTATGGATACGTTCAACGATTTACAATATAGCACATATTCATAAAAACACGTCAACTCATGGATGTTTCCGAGGTTTTGGGTCATGGTGCCGCGGGGGCGCTTGTCTTCCCAATGTTTGAACTCGAATGTTATGTATAACTTTCGTAAAGACTTGTCAAAACTCTGCGGGATGGAATAGGATACCAAAAAAAAGGGAATACGCTTGTCATCGGGTTTGCATAAATATAAAAACTTTTGGTTCCTTTTGTCTCTTCCATGAGTCATGGTGAGGTCCAAAATCCCCGGGATCATACGATTTGCTTTGAAATTGGAATGGATGACCTGGTACTTCCCCGTGTCTGCATCATAATCAAAAATATCATTGGGGAACAATTTCATGTCCAATGGTGTTTTGGGTATAGTATCAATAGGTTGAAATGTTCGCGTTTCCACATATTGATAAGAATCGTAGCGATTGTCCTGCGCCAAGAGTTTGTACATGACTATATACTTGTGGCGTCGTGTGTTTAAATGATTTATTTACCACATTACGGTTTGACCATCCATGTATTCGTCGTCCAAATATTCCCCGTATTCGTTCATGGAAAATATATCTTGAACCTCGGAACAAAACCATCTTGGGGCATAATAATACATATTTGGATTATGTTTGAATTGTCGTAGCCACGTAAAGGTCTTTCCGTTGACAAAGTATACGCTTGTGTTTGCACGCAAGATGTTTTCGTACATCATGTCACTTGGTATATAACGTGTGTACGTTTTTTTCAAATACAAAGAAGACACGCGAATGTTATAGTGAATCTTACCCCAACCCATGGTCTTCTTTTTTAATACAATGGCGTCCACCATCATGGTTCTGCGAAGGTGTTCTGGAATGAGATCCATGGTCTAGTGTAGCAGCATAGACCGAGGGGGTAGAGGTTTTCAATTTTTATACCTAAATAAAATTGAAAATCATTCCTTTCTCTAACCCATAAAGCAACTCATGTTTCCCACGAATCTCCAATCACCCGCAAGCGACGCTGAAAAATTAAAGCATTATTATGACACTCAAAAAATATATGATTATCCTAAAACAGCATTAGGAATGCCGGATATGCGCTCCACAATTAACCGAAATATGATTCATGATCTACTTGCTACGCGCTGTTCCGATGAAATCGAAATACCTGAAACCAAGAACAAACTCCACGCCAAACTTCAAGATAAACATCAAAAAGTATTAGAAGAAAAACGATACACGTACAATGGCCAACAAGTGAATGTGTCGCAATGGTTTTCCATATTGTTTAAAGAATACGCCAAAAACAGTTCTGAACACGACCACGACGAGTTTATGAAACAGATTCACATTGGATTATATGATACTTTATGGCAGTCTTCTATAGACACTCGGTAATAAC